TGGTTAGTCGTTCGGGTTTGCTAGTTATATTCATACCGACATGTAACCCTTTAAGGTTATCAATACGAGAAACTGTCAGTGCAAACTAAAAAAAAGCCAGCATGACGCGGAAAGTCTTACTGGCGGGTTGTGTTCAGCTTGTACGTTTTGCAGATTTGTCCGTTAGACAGTCTTGGCAAGATTATATTGGCTATCTGGGTCGCTAGGGCCACGGGGGGAGTACCCATACCTGTATGCAAACCCGCCATATTTTTTATTTTTTTGTGAATTTCATACAGAAAAAGGGGACGTACCGAAAGGTACTCCCCTGCATGAACCAAAACGTACCCCGTTGGTACACCAAAACGTACTCCCTACGTGAGTAGTGGTGTTTCCCCGGCGGGTTACACCGGCAGTGTACAGTTCAAATCACGTTCTGTCAACCCCAAATCGACAGTTATCGTATTTTTTCTTGACAGGGGATACCTAAAACATTAATATAACAATGAAGAGTTGCATCTCACTAGCGGATGTCCCCGCATTTTCATAAAATATTTACATTTACGGACAACTCTGGCTAGAAAAGTGCCGCAACTCTCGCAAATCAAGAGAAATCCGATGAATTTACTTGCTCAACAGCACAAAAAACGTGAGTTGACACCCCAACAGCGTACGTTTCTCGACAACTTGTTCGAAAACGGTGGAAATGTAACCGACGCAGCCCTGTCCGCAGGGTATTCCCGTGGGTCAGTCAGTTGGTTGAAGGACAGTTTGTCCGATGAAATCATATCACGTACAAAAAACCTGCTTGCTACGAACGCTCTGAAGGCTGCGAACCGCCTTGTCAATACCATAGACAACCCCGTCCCCGACAGAGGCGACGATTTGCGCCTCAGAGCGGCTGAATCACTATTAAACCGTGTAGGCGTAGCAAAACAGGAACAAATAAACCACAACGTACAGGCCATCCACGGTGTTGTACTGCTACCACCGAAAGAAGAGGTCGTAATCGATGGAACGAGCCAATAAAGCAATTTTAAATTTGCGTGACATTGCCACTTTGACTACAGATGAACTCGCAAACATGACAGAAGAAGAATTGCAGCAGTATGTAATGCGTAGAGGTCGTGAACAGGACATGTCTGATGCACAAGCTGCAGAAGAGTTCCAAGCATTGAACAAACAAAGGTTAGAACATCGTGGCAGACGAGCAGGAGTCTCCGCCGAAAAAGCGCGGTAGACCAAAAAAAGACCCCAACGCACCGAAAGCTATCTACAATCTGTCTCGTGCAGAGATAGCCAGACGTGCTGCACAGAAACAAGTACGCCAAGCGAAGAAAAGAGCCGCTAAAGCGTCCAAGACTGCCGAAGATAAGCGGAGGTACGCCCGTAAGGTCGAGCAGTCACAAAGTCGCTTAGAGAAGGCTCTAAACGGCAAACAGACCACATTGATAGACGAGGGAGACCTGCAAAACGTACCTGCAGCGGTCTCTGATTTGGTAGAAGAGTATGAAGTTGTTTTCAAACCTAACCCCGGACCACAGGAACAGTTCTTGTCCGCTGGTGAACGGGACGTATTATATGGCGGTGCAGCAGGGGGCGGCAAAAGCTTTGCCTTGCTTGCTGACCCTTTGCGGTTTTGCCACAACTCTAATCATCGTGGGTTACTTCTCCGTCGGACTCTGGACGAACTAACTGAACTCATCGACAAGTCACGTCAATTATACACAAAGGCTTTCCCCGGTGCAAAGTTTCGTGAATCAAAATCAACGTGGCACTTCCCATCAGGAGCCACCATCTGGTTTACGTATCTCGACAAAGATAAGGACGTAACTCGTTTCCAAGGTCAGGCTTTCAACTGGATAGGTATAGATGAGATAACCCAGTACCCCACGCCGTACGTTTGGGATTATCTTCGTTCACGTCTTCGTACGACTGACCCAGAACTACAGCGGCATTTGTACATGCGCTGCACAGCTAACCCCGGTGGTGTAGGCGGCTGGTGGGTGAAGAAAACGTACATCGACGATGTTGAACCAAACAAACCGTTTGCTGCCTTTGATATAGAAACACAAACACCATTCCTATACCCGCCAAACCACGAGAAGAGTGGGGAGCCTCTGTTCTATCGTAAGTTCGTACCGGCACGACTAACAGACAATCCATTCTTGATGGAGGATGGACAATACGAAGCAATGCTGCTATCATTGCCCGAAGTAGAGCGGAAGCGATTGTTAGATGGAGATTGGGATGTCGCAGAGGGTGCAGCTTTTCCTGAGTTTTCTCGTGTTCGACACGTGGTCGAGCCTTTCGAATTACCTACCAACTGGCCCCGCATACGAGCCGCCGACTACGGCTATGCGAGTCCTTCGTGTGTGCTTTGGGGTGCTATTGATTGGGATAACAATATTTGGGTCTATCGTGAGTTGTACGCCAAGCACTTGACAGCAGAGGAACTGGCTGATAAAATACTAGAAGCAGAACAACTTGACCCCCCTGCACACTACACCGTACTCGATTCATCGTGTTGGAATAAGACAGGCTTCGGTCCATCGATAGCTGAAACAATGATGAGAGCAGGAGTGAGGTGGACACCATCTGACCGCAATCGACTACAAGGTAAGATGGAAATACACAGACGATTAGCTGATGACCCGTACACACAAGAACCACGGGTTCGTTTCTTTTCTAACTGTCAAAACATAATCAAGCAGCTTACAGGCATACCGCTGTCCAAAACAAACAGCGAAGACGTAGACACCAAAGCGGAAGACCACGCATACGATGCTCTTCGCTACATGCTGATGACGAGAATGAGCGGTTACGCTGCCATACATCAACAGCTTGGTGCAATCAAGAATCAAGTACATCAAGTACAAGACGAGGTATTCGGTTACTAATGGCTACAAAAAAGCAACAAACCAGAATAGACGAATTTAATTTTATTAAGAATGAACTGTTTCCAAACGGTCAGATTCCCCCTATGGCTGAGATTCAGGAACGTTTGTCTAGTGGTAATTATTCTGTGCGAGATGGTTTGATTGCTCGTATGTATAAAAATGGTGTGCCAGTAGACCCTTTCCTGCTTAAAAATGATGAAACAAAAACATTTGCTGCAGCAGTTGAAAAAGCATTTCCTAATCCAACTAAAGTAGCTGGAAACATTGAAGGTATCGCAGGCACAATAACTAAACTTGCCAATTCTAAAATACCACTTGATTCATCGTTTATTGAGTTAGAAGTTGCTAGTCGCGCACCTGATTTCAGTGATGATACTAGGACTAAAATTGTAAAACCTATTGTAAAAGATGTAAAGTCTGTTATTGCAGGTGATGTAAAGAGAACAGTAACCGGAACTCGTAAACTTTCAAAAGGTGCAATTCCAATCGGTGTTCTTGAAGGAGTTATGAAAGGAATTGGGGATATTCCTGACCCTGTTATTCGCGATGCTGTTGTAGCAAGTATGATTGGATATAGAGGAACGGACCTCTCTGGTATTGTAACAAATGCAGAACAAGCAGAAGAGATGTATCCTGCTCGTCCGTACTATGACAGACAATCCCAAGTTATGATGTCTCCTGATGCAGATTTACCGGGCGGGGGCAGAAAAGGAAAAGGACCAGACAGACCTCTTGGTCCAGTTATGGCACAGATTATGAATCGTCGGTACGATTCTGCTGTAGATGGAGAATTGTTTCCAGATGTGACAACAGGGAAGTTAACTGCCGCACTTAAAAAACATGTTTATCCCAATATAGACAAGGACACACTGAAACTTCTTAAAAAAGCACCTAGTGGTTATACTGATATGCGTCGTATTGTGGCTTCAGCTATAGCCAATCAGCTAGGTAATCCACAAGCTGCTGCAGAAATCATCAGTCATAAAGGTGACCCATCAGAAAAGATTGACCGTGTTATGACCGGGTTTTACACAGATGTTGAAAACATCGATTCATTGGAAGCACGTCGTACAGCATTGATTGGTTTTGAAAAGCTGATGGCTGATGCTACAGGTCAAGTTGATGCAAAGGGGTTAGGTTCATATCTAAGATTAGATTTAGACCCAGAGTTTAACGCTACTTATCCTGAGTTTAAAATAAAGGCTGGCTCTGAAGTAGCTTCAGCCATTCAAGTTACACCTGCAACACCTGAACAAGTTGAAGCTGGTAGCGACCTTTCTGCTGCTCGTATGCAACAGTCCGCAGAGCAAGCACGGTTAAGTGCAGCACAATCTGCATTAGAAGCTGACCAAACCACCATAGAGCGAGGTAAGATAGCACCAGAAGTTGCAGAGGCAGAAGCTGCTGTAGCAAGTGCGAAGAAGGAACAAGCAGAAGTAGCCAAAAAAGCTAAGAAAACAGAAGCAGCAGGTAAGTTTGGTGGTATCCTTGATGATGCGATAGACATGTTTGGTACAGACACATCAAAGTTAGAATCAAGTATGCTTTCGGCGGCTGGGGCTGCAAAACTTTTATCAAGTGTCCCTATGCCCCCTGCTGCTGATTTTATGTTATCTGCATTTACTGACCCCGCTTCAATCGATAAAGCAGTGGAAATTGGACGAGAAAAAACAAGAGAATTACTAGGTAGACCATCACCTACAATGGAAGGATTAGGGGGGACAGCGGCTGTTATCGGTGAAGTTTTAGGTGGTGGTCAAGTAACTGACCCAGAAGGAGCAGAACAATCCGCTAGAACTATGGGTGCGTTTGCTGTTTCTCCACTCTTAGGAATGATGCAACAATCTTTAGGTAAATCCAAACCGGGACCAGAACCACAGATACAAGCCCCGCCGCCAACTCAAGGTACAAACCTTGAAGCGCAGCAGGCAACAGGAATGGTAAACCAAGCACGTCGAGCCGCGATGCAAGGTGAAGAAACGCCAATGACAGGCTCATTTTTACAACCACAAATATAAGGAGCATAGCAATGTCCAACTTGAATTTTGGGGAAGGCTATATCATGAACTCTGATAAGACATCCGTTGATGACCAGATGGGGGCAGCAGACCTATACCGTGAAGGTTTAGAGTTTGATACTAAAACTGCTCAAGGTGTTCTTACAGAAGATATGCCTAAAGTAATGACCAAAACAGCAGTTGACCCTTCTGTAATGAAGATGGCTGAAGAACGCGATTACTAAAATGTCTGATAACTTTCTTGAACCTGCTGACGATACTGCAGTTAACATAATTGACCCAGAACAAAAGATGCCCGGTCTTGTCGGGTACATCAAAGGTAAACTGCAAGATTCTGAAAACGGCAGATATTCGTACGAACAGAGATGGTTGAAAGCATATAAAAACTTTCGAGGTATTTACGATTCTACTACTCAGTATCGTGATTCTGAAAGGTCAAAAGTATTCATCAAGATTACTAAGACAAAAGTGCTTGCTGCTTACGGGCAGATTGTAGACATCCTGTTTGCAAATAAAAAATTTCCAATAGTTATTGAGCCTACTCCTGTTCCCGAAGGGATTGCTGAGTTTGCTCATTCAGCTACACCATTGGATGATGTCATTGACCCTTATGGATATGAGGGGGATGGTAGAGAAATGCCTTTTGGTGCGACTCAAGCTACAGGGGGAGATTTTTTAGGAGGGTTACAAGAAAGATATCAGAACGCAAATTTAAAACCGGGGCCAGCTTTGATGGGAGAACCTCAGATAAGCCCTGCTCAAAAAACAGCATTGAACATGGAAAAACAAATCCATGACCAGTTGTTAGATACAAGTGCAGTGAACGTGCTGCGTAGTGCCATTTTTGAATCTGCATTACTTGGAACAGGTGTAGTGAAAGGGCCGTTTAACTTTTACAAACGTGTTCATAAGTGGGAAAGAGACGAAGAGGGAGAACGTGTATACAATCCGTACGAGCGTATTGTTCCTCGTATTGAGCATGTTCCTATTTGGGATTTTCATCCAGACCCATCCGCAACCAGCATAGAGGATTGTGAGTACGTAATACAACGACATAGAATGAATCGACAGCAGATACGAGGTTTAATAAATCATCCTCATTTCTACAAATCTGCTATTGAAGCGGTTCTTGCGTCAGGTCCCAACTATGACGATAAGTATTATGAAGACACCATTCGCGAAGAAGAAACTGAAGCGTACTATCAAGAAGGACGTTTCGAAGTACTTGAATACTGGGGTGTGCTTGATTTTGAACTAGCAAAAGAAGCTGGGTTAAATGAAGCATACGAAATGGACCCCCTCGACCAAGTTCAAGTCAACGTGTGGGTGTGTGGCAATCAAATTTTACGTTGTGTTGTAAACCCGTTTACTCCAGCACGTATTCCTTATCAGGTGTTTCCATACGAAATCAACCCTTATCAAGTATGGGGTGTTGGTATTGCAGAGAACATGGAAGACGCTCAGATGTTGATGAACGGTCACGTTCGAATGGCAATTGACAATCTTGCACTGGCTGGTAACTTAGTCTTTGATGTAGACGAGGCAAGTCTTGTACCGGGACAGAACATGGATATTTTCCCCGGTAAAATATTCCGTCGTCAATCAGGGGTTACAGGAACAGCAATCAACGGGTTAAAGTTTCCTAATACTGCACCTGAAAACATTCAGATGTATCAGATTAGCCGACAGCTTGCTGACGAGGAAACAGGTCTGCCATCTATTATGCACGGACAAACAGGGGTAACGGGAACAGGACGCACCGCATCCGGTTTATCAATGTTACTAGGTGGAGCAAGTCTTTCACTAAAGACAGTTATTAAGAACATTGATGACCACTTGTTGAAGCCATTAGGCGAAGCATACTTTCAATGGAACATGCAGTTTAATGACGATGCACCTGACATTGAAGGTGACCTTGAAATTAAACCACGAGGCGTAGCTGCAGTTATGCAGAAAGAAGTACGTAGTCAACGACTAACTACTCTGTTACAAACAGCCTCAAATCCGTCTCTCGCACCATTTATTAAAATACCAAACTTGGTACGTGAACTTGCTATCGCACAGGACATTGACCCTGATAGTTTAGTAAATGACGTTAACGAAGCACAGATTTTTGCAGAGATATTAAGAGGACTACAAAATGCTCAACAAGACACAGGCCAGCAAGGTCAGCCCACTGGTGGCGAACAAGGAGGCATGGGACAGTCTGGAGATGTACCTGCAGGAGCAAATCCAGATGACGCTTCGGGCGTTGGTGGCGGCACAATCGGAACTGGAAGTGTTCCGTCTGCAGGGGAAGATAACTTCACTGGAACAAGTTAAAGGTTTAAAAGCTGACTACGAAGCAGCAATAAAGGATAGCACGAGTGGCTAACAGCTTTTTAAAAAGTTACGCTTCACAATTAGCAGGAAGAGGCACTGCGGCTGCACCTTATGCAGCAGTTCCTAGTGGTCTGTTATACCAACAAATGTATTCTCGTTCATACTTACCGTATATGAGAACTCCTTCTAACAAGGTTTCTAGGGCTGTTGCACAAACTGCGGGAGTAGGTTCAACTTTTGGGTACGGAGACGATGAGCCATCTGCAGCAGATTTATCACTTCGTAGTTCAGGGGACAGAATAAAAGATGAAAATAGTGATGGTATACCTGACCACATAAATCTTGTATCTGGTACTGGTGATACTTTTCGTGTTCTTGATATAACCCCCGGTGTCATGGCGGATTTGGCTGCAAAATATGATGAAGAAGCTAAAAAACGTGAAGAAGACCGTGAAAAAAAATACGATAGTAAATTAGAATCGATAGTTGCGGGGACTACTTCTTATTTAAAAGAAAAGGTAGCAAAAGAAGCAGGTAAGTTAGTAGGCATACCAGACACTCGTTTTGATATAGTTTCTGGTAGAGAGGTGCTTGCAAGTGGTCTTAAAACAGGATTGCCGTTAATTGATTTTGCACAGCCGATTGGTCAAAAAATATATGAAAAACAAATTTTACCTGATTTAGAGGCTGCGGCAGCAAATGCAGCTTTAGGAAAAGAAGGTTTTGGTGTATTCACTCTTGGTGGGGGTAACACCGTAGCGATAACTCCTGATGGAATAAAAGGTAATATAAGTGAATTTCTTAACCGTACAGGAAGAACTCGCACTCAACTTGAAAATGAATTGCGCGATAATCTTAACAAAGGTCTTGGCGGTGGATATTTAAGTTCTTTATATCAATCGTACACTACCCCTGTCACTACATCCACTTCTGTAGCTGACATACGAGGTAGAACAGTATATGAAGATATGATTCTTGGTTCAACGTTGAGTGACGATTTAAAAAGTGAAATGCTTGGCGGTGCTGATTTACGAACTACAGTAACAGACGATGCAGGGTATGAGTATACAGGGTTTGCAGGGACAGTTCGTTTTGATGCTTCTACAGGAGAGGTTATTACAGATAACACACCACGAGGTACGTTTGAAGAGTACTATTTTACACCAGAACCAGAACCAGACCCTCCACCTCCGCCACCCCCTTCCAATCCACCTAGTTACGAAAACACTGATTCTTGGAATCACGGAGATAATAATGACAGTAATGACCAACATGGTGGTGGCAACAGTTGGGACCCCCCTTCTTCAGGAAACGATTGGTCATCCTACATTGCTACAGGTGGACAAGTAACACCTAAACGAGATATGTCTAACGATGATAGTCCGCTTCAAAAAACTGGTTTTGTTACAGGCTCTCCTGACATGTTTTCTGAAAGTGAAACAGTTGCTGATACAGAGTACAGAATGGTGCGAGATGGGTCATTTGTTATCAACGCACCAACTGTTGAAAAATTACAAAAAACAGGGTTGTTACCCTTGGGGGTTGACAAACCTAAAAATAACATTAAAATAAAAGCAGATAAAGGTGGTCTTATTTCTGTAGCTTTATCAAAAGGTGAAGTTGTATTAGAACCAGAAGAAGCTGCTCTCATAGGATATAAAACCCTAGAGCAAATAAACGACTTGGGTAAACCTGAAGTCGATAGAAGACAAGCAAACATGGGTGGCAGAATAGGTCTCGCTTCAGGTGGATTTAGCGGGAGTATGTCTACGGGAAGAACAGGGTTCTTGCGTGGGCCTCTTTCTCAACTCAAAACCACAGGGCCTGAGATACAATACGAATCTCCTGCTTCTGAAGGATATACTCCCTTTATACCAAACCTTACCCCCTTTGAGAAGCTAACAGCAGATTTACTTCTTAGACTTGAAGGCAATGAAGCAAAAGGATACGTCCCAAAGAAAACAGGTAAAGACCTCAGTGGCGTAAGTGTTGGTTTAGGATTTGACATTGGGCAGCACAGTGTTAAAGACTTAGAACGGATGGGCTTTAATTCTGCTCTTATAAGTAAGTTTACTCCTTATTTAAATAAGACAGGGGATGATGCTAGAGCAACACTAAGACTTGAACCTCTTGAACTTACAGCAGATGAGTTAGCAGAAGTAAATCAGATAACGTTGCGAAGCAAGATAGAAAGCTTTGATAGCTTCTTCCCTGAATATAAAGATGTTAATGATATTGACCGGGCTGTTCTTGTATCTGCTGATTGGATAGGGGGTATGCGCCCTACCGAAGAGTATCCTAAAGGAAGATACATAGTATTTAAAAATAAGTATGAAGAAACTCTGGACATGGACAAAGCTCTTACCAGAGGTTTACTTCAAAGAATTACAAAGGGTGATGCAGAGTTTAATCGAGCCAAAAAAGCTAAAGATTGGCTGCAGCAAACACGGGAAGCCTTTCGCAGAAGTAAACCTGTAACTGGCCCCACACCCCGACCTAATTAGTCAGCTACCCGCACAGCGGCCCTGACGTAACCGAAGCGGCTACCTACAAGCCAAGTAGCCCCGCAGATGAGGTAAAACAAATGGCAAAAAAAGTTCGCGGAAACCGCGCAAATAAACCAAACGATTCCTTCGGAACTATAAACAACGATAATCTTTACAAAGGCAAGTACCGTGAAGACGTGTATATTGACGATGATGAAGAGGAAAATGTTGAAGAACAACAGGCGCAGCCTGAGGAAGAAGAAAAACAAGTTGAACCTAGTTTTGTTCAAGGTGAAGCAGAAGTTAAGCATGACTATAAAAAACGTTATGATGATTTAAAGCGGCACTACGACGAAAAGGTACAAGAGTTCAAGGATAAAGAGAAACAACTAGAAGCGACCCTTACCGAAGCTACTCGCTCACAAGGTATCTCTCTACCAAAAACTGAAGAAGAACTCGTCAAGTTTAGAGAAGAATTTCCTGACGTGTATGACGTAGTGGAAACTATAGCCACTATGAAAGCAGGTGAACGGGCGCAAATTCTTGAACAAGAACTTGAAACCATCAAAGAAAAAGAACAAAACATCCGTGTTCAAGCGGCGTACCAAGAACTTCTAAATTCTCATTCTGATTTTGATGAAATTCGACAGGACGAGAAATTTTTAGGATGGCTAGAAGACCAGCCGCCTAGCATATCAGATGGTATTCTTAAAAACAATACAGACGCTCGTTGGGCTTCACGTGTTGTTGATTTGTATAAAGCTGATACAAACATCACACCTAAACGTACAAAAAAGAAATCATCAGATGCGGCAGCTTCAGTTAGTTCTGTAAAAGCTAGAGACGTGACGGACTCACGTGTTGAGGGCAGAACCTTTAAAGCCTCCGATATCGCCAAGATGAAACCTTGGGAGTTTGAAAAGCTAGAAAGCGAAATAGACTCTGCAAGGGCTGAGGGGCGAATTGACTACAACTCTTAATCCTCAAAGGAAGGGATTGAACAATGGCTTTTAATAGCGCATCAGGTCATAATAACCTGCCTTCCGGTAATTTTACCCCGGAAATTTTTAGCCAAAAAGTTCTCAAGTTCTTCCGTCGTGCTTCGGTTGCAGAAGATATTACGAATAC